AATGGCCGCTTCGTGATGAACCGTTCGACCCAGGCCGCGATCCGCAAGTTCAAGGACACGGATGGCAATTATCTCTGGCAGCCGGGCCTCGCCGCCGGCCAGCCGCCCACGCTGCTGAACTTCCCCGTGACGGAGGCCGAGGACATGCCGTCCATCGCGGCGGATGCGCCCGCCATCGCCTTCGGCGATTTCCGGCGCGGCTATCTGATCGTCGATCGCCTCGGCATTCGCGTGCTGCGCGATCCCTACAGCGCGAAACCCTATGTGCTCTTCTACACGACGAAGCGCGTCGGCGGCGGGGTGCAGAATTTCGAGGCCATCAAGTTCCTCCAGTTCTCGTCGTGAGGGTCTCATGCGTGACATTCACAACAGTCTGAAGGCGGTCCAGACGCTCGACCCCGCGCCCTCGACGGAAACGCGCAATGGCGCGCCCGTCGATGGCAGGGGCTATCAGGCGGTGGAACATCTGGTGCTGATCGGCGCCGCGGGCGAGGCGCTTTCGGAAGAATGCGCCATTGTCTGCGTCCTCGAAGCCTCGGAAGACGGGAGCGCATGGCTCCCCGTTACCGCCGCGCATGAAGTGCTCGGTGCGCCGCCGGACGAGGCAGGCATCTTCGCCCGGGTGGAAAGCGTTGCGGACGATCTCTCGGTCTGCCGTACCGGCTATGCGGGCCCCGCGCGCTACACGCGGGTGGGTGTCCTCTTCATCGGCGATCATGAAGAACCGACACCCGTAGCCGCCCTTGCGCTTCTCGGCGGCGCGCATCTGAAGCCGGTGAAGTAGCACCGCACCATCTTCTCACCCTCCCGCAAGGGGAGGGTGAGAAGTTTTCATTCACGTAAGTGGAACCAACAGCAATGACCCTCTCTCTCATTGCGCCGCCCGCCGAAGAGCCGGTGACGCTTGCCGATGCGCGCGCCCATCTCCGCCTCGACGCGGTGGAAGAAGACGCACTGCTTCAAGCCCTCGTCACCGCCGCGCGGACCGCACTGGAGGCGGAAACGCGCCGCGCCTTCGTCACGCAGCAATGGCGCCTGACGCTCGACGACTGGCCGTCGCGCCCCATAGAGCTGCCGCTTGCGCCGGTGGCAGAGGTGACGGCGGTGAAGGTTGCGCTCCTCAGCGGCGCTATGCTGACGATCGATCCCGCCTTCTACGAGGTGGATGCGAAGGGCGAACCGCCGCGCCTTGCCGCGAAGCGCGGGCAGGCCTGGCCCATGCCCGCGACGCGCCTTGCAGGCATCGAGGTGGAGTTCACCGCAGGCTATGGCGATGGGGCCGCCGTGCCGCAGCCGCTGAAACAGGCATTGCTGCTGCTCGTTGCGCACTGGTTCGAGAACCGCGCGCCGGTGGGCGGGGGGCGCGAATTGCCGCTCACCGTTTCCGCGCTCGTCGCACCCTACCGGAGGATGAGGCTGTGAGCGGCGATCCGGCCGGTGCCCTGCGCGAGCGTGTCACGCTCCAGTCGCCCCTGCTCGCCCCGGATGGCGCAGGCGGCGCGGATGTGACCTGGGAGAACGAGGCGACGCTCTGGGCGAAGGTGGAGGAGCTTGGCGGCGATGAGCGCGTGAATGGCGAACGTCTCGCGCCGCGTGCGCGCATCCGTCTCACCATCCGGCACCGCCAGGGTCTCACCACGCAGATGCGGGCGCTCTGGAAATCCCGTCCGCTCGACATCCGCGCGATACGCGATCCGGACGGGCGAAAGGGATTTCTCGTACTCGATTGCGAGGAGGCGGCATGAGCGCCGATCTGGCATTGCAGAAGGCGCTGTTCGCGCGCCTGTCGTCCGATGCGGCGCTGGCCGCTCTTGTAGCCGCGCGCATCCACGACAATCCGCCGGGAGACGTCGTGCATCCCTATCTCGTCCTCGGCGAGAACGAAACGCGCGACTGGCCGGCAGGCATGGAGCACCGCCTGACGCTTCACTGTTTCACACGCGGCGGCGGACGGGCCGAAGCCAAGACGATCCTCGCAGCCATCCATGCGGCGCTCCACGATGCCGCCCTCGGGCTTGAGGGGCATAGCCTCGTCAATCTCCGCTTCCTCGATGCGCAGACGCGCCGCGAGGCGGACGGTATCACCTGGCGCGGCACCATCCGCCTCCGCGCCGTAACGGAAGAAACGGGAGACACAGAATGACAGCCCAGAAAGGCAAGGACCTGCTGCTGAAACTCGACAGCACGGGCGAAGGAAGTTTCATCACGGTGGCGGGGCTGCGCTCCCGCTCGATCGCCTTCAATGCCCGTGCGGTCGATGTGACGCATGCCGAATCCGCCGGCCGCTGGCGCGAGCTGCTCGAAGGCGCCGGCGTCCGCTCCGCCGCCATCACCGGCCGCGGCATCTTCCGCGATGCGGCGTCGGATGCGAGCGTCCGCGACATCTTCTTCGCGGGCGCCATCCGCGCCTGGAAAGTCGTCATCCCCGATTTCGGTGCGGTGACGGGCCCCTTCCAGATCACCGCGCTCGAATTCGCAGGCGACCATGACGGCGAAATCACCTTCGACCTCGCGCTTGAAAGCGCCGGCGAGATCTCCTTCGCCGCGGCATGAGCTACAGCGTCGGATAGATAGTGTGGGGCAGATCCGACTTCGGCACCACTATCTCGCCAGTTGCCGCGTCCTCGATCCAGATCGTGTAGGTGTTGACGCGCAGGTTCCCGGACCGCTTGAGCGCAAAGTCGAACTTGACCACATAGGCCGCACCTGGCTTGGCATCGAGAAGAACGGGAAGATAGCGGTCGTCCAGGCCAATTCGCGCGAGGATGGCGATGGCCCGCGTGCCTGGCGCAAGTGCGACGGACTTCGTCGGTTCCCAGCGCGACGAAATCCACATGCCTCCCGCCCGGTCTTCCGGCACGATTTGCCCGTCGATGGCGATGGGATAGACGCTGAGGCCGCTCTCATGGACCATGCCGCGTATCGTTGCCGCATCGGCGCTGGCGGGTGGGCGGTAGCGCCCTTCGATCGACTGAATGAGATCCGGCGTCTTCGGCACAACGATTTCACCGGTCCGTTCATCCTCGATATAGAGCCATGTGCGGATACGGTCGTATTTCAGTCCGTCCGACCAGTTGGTGTCCTCAGCGCGCTTGATGACATAGCGCCCGCCAGGCTTCGCATCCAGCATGACGGGGACAGAGTCGCCGCGCCTGCCCGCGAGATAGCCGATCGTAAGCGATTGGGGCCCAGGTTTGAGCTCTATCGGCGCATCGAACTTTTCGTCCTCAAAGGCAACCTTGCCATTGATGGCGAAGACACCGACGGCATAGGTCGCGCTGCCGACAAGACCCGGCTTTTGCGAATAGCTGCCCCGCAACGTCGCAGGTTCTGCAACGCCTGCAAGATCCGGCTTGTAGGGCTGGAATTCGGCGACCGGCAAAGATTCGAGTTTTGGCGCGCAGCCCGCTGTGACGGCGAGCAGAACGATGGCGGCAAGGCGTAGAAGTTTCACGAACGATGTCCCCCAGTGTTGCGCCTCAGGCGAAGCGCGGCCCAAGGAGAGGATAGCCGCATTCGCGCGGCAGGCTCCAGCATCAATGAGGTGGAAATGGCAAACAGGCACAGAGGCGAAATTGAGGCCTTCCTGAATGGCGAGCGCATGACGCTGGTGCTCACGCTCGGCGCGCTTGCCGAACTCGAACAGGCTTTCGGCGGCGAGGACATGCTGGCGCTGGCGAGCCGCTTCGAAACGGGCCGCATCGCCGCTACCGACGCGGTGAAGATCATCGGTGCGGGCCTCCGCGGCGCGGGTCATCAGCATAGCGACGAAGATGTGTCCCGCATGACGGCGGAAGGCGGCGCCGCGGGCTTCATTTCCATAGTTGCGGAGTTGCTCTCCGCAACTTTCGGCGGAAGCGGCCAGTGAGCGCGCCGCGTTTCCCCTGGGACGAAGCCATGTCGCTGGGCCTCGGCCGTCTGCGCCTCACGCCCGAAACCTTCTGGCGCATGACGCTGCCCGAACTCGCCGCCGCTGCCCGCGCGCTGCAACTGATGCAGCAAAAGCCTTTTGAAAAAGCAGACTTGGCGAGATTGATGCGCGATTATCCGGACGCTGAGGCATGATTGAAGCAGATCGAACAGTAGAAATAATCACGCCCAATAAAAACATTGATTATTGCAGCAGAGGATTTTGCTCCCTAAAGTTTTTTGCAGGGGCTCGAGGTTCGCATTGCAGGATCTGAGTTTGTGAATCAGGGGGGACTACATGAAAGCGATTGCTCGCTTGGGGCGGCCTTCGCCGCGCTGCTGCTGCTTGCCGGCTGCAACACAACACCGGCTATTCCGTTCGACAGCGGATCAGCGAAGGAGATCAAGACCATCGGCATTCTGACGCCGGACATGCCGACAGGCCCTTCCGCCATCCTGGCGAGCACGGTCGGCCAGAGCTTCGGGCTGATCGGAGCGCTGGTGGATGCCGGTATGCAGAGCGCCCGCGAGAGCGATCTGCGGAACATTCTGAGCCAGGGCGAGTTTCACGCGCATGACAAGCTGATGACCGGCGTTATCTCCACGCTGGAGGGGCAGGGATATGAAGTTCGCAGGGTCGCGGTGACGCGCACGGAGCGGGGCCAGTTCCTCAAATCCTATCCCACATCGAACACTGAGAATGTGGATGCCTATCTCGATATCGTGATGCTGGGCTATGGCTATGTCGCGGCAGGCATTTCCAGCGGGACACCCTACCGGCCCATCGCGCAGACGCGCCTTCGCCTTGTCAGCGCGAAGGACTCCCGCGTCCTCAAGGAAGATGTCATTCATTACAACCGCCTCAACGAAGGCTACGAAACGAACAACGTGACGATCTCGCCGGACCCCGCCTATTCGTTCAACGATTTCGCTGCATTGGAGCGGAATCCGGCAAAGGCCGTGGAAGGGCTTGAAGTTGCCTTTGTGAAGTCGACCGAAGCAATCGGCTCCCTGCTGCGTTGAGCGGCGGATCGATCGGGAAGGAAACGCAATGAGGACAAGCTCCATTGCAATGCCGGTTGCTGCCGCCTTGCTGCTCGCGGGTTGCGTCCAGACGCCACCCGACCTCGCGCCGCTGGTGCAGATTGCGCCGTCGAGCTGCGCCGCCGCGCCCGATCTCGGGCGGGCGCTGCCTGTGGCCTACAAGGGCGAGGAAAAGGCAGAGCCTGTAACGGTGACCATCACCGAGCAGAGCCCATGCCTCGCGGAGGGCGAAATGAAAAGCCTCTATGAGGTCTTTGCGCTGCCATCCGTGTCCCATTCGATCATCGTTACGGTGCGCAGCCTGCCGAGCACGAGCGGTATTCTCGCGCCGCGCATCGTGACGCTCGACGCCGATGGCAATCGCGTCCGGCAGGTCGACCGGGAGTCGATCCATTTTCGCGGCAGGGCGCTCACCGCCATGCTGCGGACAAGGCCCGAAGAAAGATATGTGGTGGTGACCTCCGACACGGAAGTCGTTGGCGGCGACGTTTCGCGCGTCAGTGGCGCCGTTCATCAGCAGATGATTTCGTCGGGCGCCTTCATGGTCGCGGTCTATTCCGGCTCCGAGTCCGTCGCCAACATGACATATGCGCATAATGGCACGGTGGAAGTCTCCGCAAGGCCCATTCCGGTGGCGAAGTAGAACGCATCGCTTTCAATCGAGAGACGAAAGGCGCTGGCGAATGCCGGCGCCTTTTGCTTTGTCCGCTGACCATTGAAGAAATGGGAGAAGAGAATGACCCCCGACACCGACCCCGAAGCCCTGACCCGCTCCATGATGGAGGCGGGCGAGGCGGCGCGTCTCTTTGCGTTAGACAGCGAACGGGCGCTGAAAAGCGTCAGCACCGAGCTTCGCCGCACGACACGCGACGGCCGCGATTTCGGCGATGCGCTGGCCTCCGCTTTTGAAGGTGCGGCGCTGAAGGGCCGCTCGCTTTCCGACACGCTGAGGAAGCTCGCGCTCGATCTGTCGCGCATCGCGCTTGACGGCGCGCTCAAGGCCGTGACGGGCGCGGTCTCGGGCGGCATCGGCAACGCGCTCGGCTCGCTCATCGGCAGCGCCAATGGCAATGCGATTG